ACACTATCAACTGTGACTGAGAACGAATAAATGTTGTTTACCGTAAACAAATATGGTGACAATGAATAAGAAGCGCCACTGGCAGTAAATGTTTTAACAAAGTTTCTACCAATGTAGATAACATCACCGGCAGCAGGCATTGAAGTAAATGTTACTGTGGTAAAACTGGCATTGACTGTGTAGTCTGTTGTTAATGTCAATACTGCATTGTTCTTGGTCACAACAATTTGATTGGCATTGTTGATTTGAATGGTGCTGCTAATGTTAGCAGTATTATTAATACCATCAGCTCTGTATTGATAAAATTGGTTGTTCCATTGTACCTGGCCATATGCATACACAGTGTTTAAACCCGGAGCACCCACATACAACCAACGCTCGTCAAGGCTCATGGCCACACTATAACCAAATTCACCTGCACCTGGTGTTGTGGTAGTGGTAGTACCCGGCAATGTTAACAACTGTGATTGTGTCCAAGGACTGGTATTAACTGCACCAGCTGACGGATCTCGATACAACACCACAGCATACCCATTATCAACTTGTGACCCTGGTCCAAGACTGGCGCTTGCCCCGGCCACAGCAAACGTTTGAGAGCCTGCATCTACAGCATTGCCGTATCCACGCAATCCTGTGGTGTTTAATGTGAGAACTGTGTCTTGACCAGATATAGGACTAATCGGAACGTATTGATCACTATAATTTTTTACATACAAATAGATGCCACCTTTGGCGGTACCTGAGCCAAATCCATAACGCGGACTACCAATAAACAATGCTGATCGGTCTGTAGCTTGTGCTACTGATGCTCCGTATTGTTCTGTGGCATCAAGTAATACTGGCGCTAATATTAAACGATCTGTAAACGGATTTTGTTTTTCTAATACTTCCCACAATCCGTCGCCATTGTTGTCAACCCAAACTTTTGCGCCAGGCAAAATTTGTTGAGCATATGGTAAATTTAATACATCACTAGCTTGATCCACTCGCATGGTTTTTAAGGTAAAGCCTATGCCTGTTCCATCCACTACAGTCCGATCGCCTTGGAGGTCTAACGCAATGTTTACCGTGGTTATGTTTGGAACGCTTAGTATTTTATAAACACCATTGACTTCAGTATCAAAGAATCGTATGATTAATCTGTCGCCGGTACTTAATCCGTGCTGACCACTGAATATAACTCTACTGGTGCCATTGAGGTTGTCACAAACGTGTTGAATAGTACCGGGTACAGATTCTGCACGATAGATCCCCCAATCATAATTGTTTACTTTTGCAACCCAGATACTGGTTCCAACAATAATAGAATTAAGATTGGCACTAATACTTGCAGGATTAGACAAATCAAACACTGTAATGTCAATATCATCAATGTTAACATAACCAGCTGATGGCAATGCAATGTCTGTTGGCAGCGTAGTTGTAGTTGGTAACAATGCTGTTGTAGTTAACGGAAAACTATTTTTCCATACATCGCTAAGGAAAATTTGCTGGTCGGCAGTACTTGTTTCGTTCGGCACAACAACTTGTACCAAACTAGGATTACTAGATAATAATGCACGATTTAATCTTAAATCAAAGAAACTGCGATTGGCATTTGCGCCATATACTCCGCGTTGTACTGCCCAGTTTTCGTAAATTTTGTAATCAGCAATTTCTTTATTAAACTTAGCTTGGCCAAACAGATCAGTGCTGTTTTTAGTTCCTTTGGTTCCAAGGAACTCTCTGTAAATATTAAGTTGACTTACATCATCAAGATTTAATGCAGCCATATACTGTCTGGGTCTAAATCCAATCAGCCCATAACTTAATAAATCATTGTCACTGATCAGGTTAGCCGAATTAATGTCATAGCTATTGCTGAGTTGATCAGCTTTGTTTGCAAGGTTGGCCAATAATCCCTGTTCGATAAATGTATAATCACTTTGATTCCAATCATTGTAGTTGAACTTGGTACTAGGTTGCACAATAGTTGCTGCGCTCCAGTATGCACCTTTGTATTTTACTATTTCACCTTTGGCATAAGTTTTTAAACCAGTCCAAGTAAGAATATTGTCTTGATTTAAAATAAAGCCTTGTGCATTTACACTCCCGTCCCACTCTGTGGTGGTAGTCCCAGCAATATACAATCTGCTTTGTCTAGCACCAGTAATTGGTTCAAAAATTAAGTCGCCAAACAAGCTGGCGTTATCCATGACAATCATACTTTCAAAGCTGGTGTAACGCATGTCAATAAAACTTATACTTTGATTGTTCAATGGCTGGATGCTGAAATTGTTGTCAACTCGCACAATGTTAAGATTTCGTACAGGAAAATCTCTACGATTTTGATCAAGTATGACATGTTCCGCAGTTTGTGATGTTATTGTGTCTACTACTGCTTGCTCTTTGAATACCGATAGTCCTGTGGCTAATGGATTTAAATTGATCAAGCTACCATTGCCCCACCCTTGTTGGCTCCAGTATATGAACTCGTAAACCATTTGTGACCAAGTCATCAAATAACCATTGATTTGGTTGTTAAATTCAAATCCTTGTGATTCTAAAAACTTTCCATAACTCAACAAGAAGTTGGCAACAGCTGATTCAGTTGTGAACACAAATCCATAAGGAACTTGGGTAATGTTGGTTGTGTAATTGGCCGGCACCTGAATAGTTTTGCCTGCCACACTGTATGTTTGGAATTGTCCAACCGGAATACTAGCAAATGTGTTGAAGAATGGTCTTGCAGTGCTGTAGCCATATACTGCGTAGCCGCCATCCACAACTTGAACTACCACTGAACTGTAAATCAGTCTGTCAAATGGTTGATTCTTATACACCAACAGTTTATAACTTTCTGGAGGGATTTGCAGAGAAGAGTTAGTTGAGTTAGGACTTGACTTTTCAGTATAAATTTTCAGATACTGTTTGTCTGAGAATGACGCCATTCTATAACACAACCGCACATCAAGATTTTGCAAGTCTGTTTCTAACGCCACAGTACTGTTAGTGCCTGTGATACGATTGTAGTCTACAATCCAGTTGATATAACTGGCTTTGCTGGTACCATCGCCGTATACTTGTACACCATTCGCATCTAGTCTATAACGACCATTGTAAAGATACTGATCAAATTCGGTACTATATTTGTACAAATCTCTATCAGCAAACAGCGCAAAGAATTTTGCCGGGCGGGTTAACGCCAACAAACGCATCACTGCAAATGGATAGTCACTGGAGTTCCACCACGAAGCTTCTACTGGTCCGCCGTCGCCTGGTGCCCAACTCTTTTGGAATGTTTGTGGATTGTATCCACCTACTACTGATTGTATTGGCGCCAATAACACGCCAGCACTATCTGTTGGAAGTACAGAAGTAAGTCCAGGTCTAGCATAAGCCAACAATGTATATGCACCTACTGGATCTCTCACAAGACCAAGTTCCAAATCATCCCACAAGTTCATGTTGTCAGATGTGTATGGTGCAGGACCGTAGGTAATTTCCCACCAGTCTGGCTGAACTGAAAACCCAAGCATTTCCCAAGGTGCCAATTCTGGTTGTTGGGTATCGTAGAAATAACGATAGATACCGCGCCAGGCGCCCAATAACGTATCACCGTTGAGTTTGTTGGTCGAAGAACTGTAGTTGTAAGTAAACGGATTACTAACGTTATATGTTTGTTCGTTATAGTTTAATTTGTTCCAGCCAACATAACTCAAGAAGTTTGTTTCTAATATGGTGTTGATTTCAGCAGCACTGTAACCAGTATCTCTAAACTGACCGGGCAATACATCTACCAAATCAAGCGGTACAGGATTGCCATCCAATTTGATGTTGTTGTAAATTCTAGTTTCAAATTCCAACAATACTTCGTCACGGATATCACCAAAGATAGGAGTCTGACTACCGTCGTGCCCTAACACAACCAATTGGTCTCCATCACTGGTTTTAACTGGCACAATTGCCGGGCGCCATGCAGGATACAAGCCCATCTTGCTAGGTGTGTTAGGTACATAGGTGCCATAAGTGGCACTGTATTCCTGAATCACAACTGTATCGCCAATTGCTAAATTAATTAAAATATCAATGCGCGGCCCATCTGTTGCTACAGTGTATTCTAAATCTCTAGTTAAGATCCTATCATTCACATACACATTCATACCAAGGTAATTGGCCGATGTGTAATTGTAAACTTGCACAGTGTCAAACACCTGGCTGGTGGTGTAACTAACTGTGTAAGTTGATGTTGAGAACACTGCGCTGGCTGGCAGCATATCACTCCAGTAAAATGGATTGCTTGATGTACGACCTAATGTAATTTCAGCAATAACAGTGTCTAGAACTTGTGATGCAGTTTCATATTGAATAGTTTGTCTGGTCACGGCTTCCAGCATTTGATTTTTGTACTTTTGATATTCTCTGCTGTTGTATTCCAGTGCACCAAAAATGTTGTACTGCTTGGATCTCATAAAGTATCCAGCAAGAGTCAACGGCGAACTTTGTTGTAAAATCACTTGGCCGTAAGGTATGATGTCACCAAGGTCTCTAGTGTTGTTAGCGCCGTTAATTGCACCACGGAATGTGGTTAAATTTTGACAGATACTTTGATAATGAGTACGCAATGTGCCCAATGTAAAATTTGGGCTGTTGGCATTTAGTGGGTTGTTGTTGAGATTCAACGGAACTTGATAAAATGCCACTTGGCTAACTTGATCGCTAAGTGCCTCAACTTCAATTACATCTCCTACTAAATGCACGGTGCTGAACGTAATAGTTGTGGTATTAGTAGTGGTAGTCACTGTGTATGTGCCAGGATCTTGGAATATTGATCCCACAAACACTTTTACACTAGGTACTGTTGTTACAGTATTTGATTGCACAGCCACATCAAGTCTTAATGGACCTGTATTATAGATAAATTTAAACTGCTGGCGCATTAACGTTGGCACCACAGCAGTTTGCCAACCAATTAATCTGTCATGTATAATTCTTGATACGTATTCATACACAAATCCAGAACTGATTGATGCTGTTGTACTAGTATTGTTGGTTACATATACAAATGTATCTGAATATAAATTATTGTCAAATACAATATCTCCCACATTAGTCAATGTAAGATATTTGAGTGCTAGTTGTAATACTGGATCTGCAGGTCCTGATCCAGTGGCATAGCTAAACAACTTTGTGCCTGTAAATGTTGAACTAGGATATGTAGTTTTATTGGCTAGACTTATACCATTTGCATCATATATGTCAAACAACGGGGCTTGTTGCACCGCAGTTTTTTGTTGTGCTTCTAACCAATTTACGCCATCATACCAATATGTAAGACCAACTTGTGAGCCACTTAAACACACGGTATTTTGATCTGTTAAAATTTCACCGTCGGGTGCTTCTACCAAATTTATAATTGGTTGTGTAATCAGCGGAACCACAGTATCTGGCACAACAAAATTTACCACATAAATTTTACTGCGAACAGCAGGATCTTCATCAGCTGCAAATATAATACGACTACCGTTAACGACTGTGTAATTATTAACTGAATAACCAGTACTGCCTTCAACATTGCTAAATGCATCAGTTTCGGTGAAGTCAATTACATTCACTGGGTGTTTGGCATCTGTCCCCATGTCATACAATCTAATGCCGCCACGAAATTGTATAATTGGTCGTTTGCCTTTGCGATCATTGTCTATCACAACCGGAGTGTCATTATAAACACTAGTAGCATTAAGCACATCAATATGGAACCAACGATTGCTACGACTCCATGCATTTAGATCAGGACTGTCTCGACTGATAGTAAGATAATCAACAGCACCTGCAGAAGCATATTCTTCAGGAGTGATGTAATTGTCTACTGGCAATAATTTTATTGCAGTGCCCACTCCGCTCACATAGTATTGTGGATTTTGACTGGCAGTAGCAGTCATAGTGCCATTGGCCGAAGTCAATGTCAATGCCGGGCCATTTTTAGTTACACTTATTTTGAATTGACTGGTGCTAAAGACTGTGTGAACATAATAAGTTACCCCACTGCTTACACCGCCAAATGCTGTGCCGGTAAAAATAATTTCCTGGCCTACTGTTAATCCCTCAGTGGATTCTGTGGTAATAAGATTGATACCCGATGCAGTATTTGTACAAACAAATGCTTTGCTTCCTGTAGCATACCTAGCTGGTGATACACTGCCTAAAAATTGAACTTTTAGGCCATTGGTAAATGTTATACCATTTGGACTGGTATAATTAAGTTTACCTAAAATATCTTCAATGTAAATTGTACTGGTACTGGTTTGTTCAATCAGTCGTATAGTACCAAAAATTTCTGGGTCTGTGCCGTCTTGGTAATACAAGGTATCTAATTTAGCAGTGAGCACTGGCATTTCCACGATGTATCCAGCTTGATTTTTGTACCACTGGGTGCTGGCATATTCTGTACCATAGCGTATGGTCCATTTTTCCAAGTTGTTTATGGTTTGTATACTGCCTAATGAAAGGTAGGTATAATCACCAACAGTAACATAACTTATACGCCAGACATCATAGTAGTCTGTAGCTGGATTACCATATGAGTTTGCAAACACCAGTGTTCTTGTGTTAAGCCCAGTGATTCCATCAATACCACCATAGGTAGCAATAAATTGATCAAGCCTAGCACCATCAATGTCTTCAAAACTCAAATCAGTAACAAGATCTACTGTACCAATGCTGGTGAGATTGTAGAAAAAATCTTGCGCAGTTTTTTGTGGCACGTTAAAATTAATTGTGCCTAGGTCAATACCATTGTCAGTAACACCATATATTGATCTAGAACTCACATTTGGAGTGATAGGATTTTGGCCACTCACGCCTGGGTTAGTTTGAATCCAAAATCCAGGCCCATCGCCTGGTTGAGCGTCAATAATGCTAATGGTCCCGTGCATGAGACTCTGATCTTGGCAAGAGTAGTACAATGTGTTTGGTGCATTTTGTGGCACAGTAAAAGTCACTGTGCCCACAGTTGATCCATTGCGTGTGACTCCAGAGCTGTAGGCATCACCGGTGCCTGTAGTAGGAGCTGTTTTAATCCAGAATGGAAAATCGCCTTGCAAAAACAAATTAAAACTGTAGGTGTTACCGCGAGTTAATGTAACAGTGGCATTAGGCTCATTGTCAATATTGTAACTGGTAACGTTGGTTCTTGTTACTCGATAGTTAACAGCTTCTTTGTTGTTTTGTGCTACCTGAAACGTGTAGTTTCCGCCACGAACTAAATTTATTGTGGGGTTGTTGCCAGTTACACCAGAAAATGTATACACTCCATTGGCACGATCTACTACAAAATTTTGACTCAACGCCACACCCGGAGACTGAACTGTTACTACATCAGGCCCGTTAGGCACCCAATAGTATTGACTGAAGTTTACAAATGTATCAAAATCAATGAAGGGATCAAATGTATAGTAATCACTGGTATACAGTCGGCTAGGCTGTGAACTTGGACTACCTTGGTATACCAATGAATCAGTTATACCTGGATAGGTAATAGCATCTAGTATCTTGCTATTGTCTGCTGGATCAACACTAATCACACCTGGTTCAAGTTGATAATCTGTACGAGCTTTGCTGGGTTCAAGAACATATTTGTCGTTGGGATTCACACCCGGACCAACCGTGCGACCAATATAGCCTTGAGTCTTTTTAAACTTTGGCTCTTGAATCAGCTGATCCAACGTGGCAGCCAAAAACTGCTTGTTAGCGTCTGTCTGAAAAATCTCAGGAAGAAAATCTACACTGCGTACTCGTGCCATTAAATTACTCCACTACCAGGTGCCGTACGCAAGTTGGTACTGGTTAATGCATCAATTACAATAATGTTGTCAATAGTAGCGCCGTTGACAAATATTTCACTGGGTTCTGCTCGCACTTCGTACATGTCGCCAAAGTATTTTTGTGTGTCTAGTGGTACCAAGACCACTGAACTAATTATAGTTCCAAGATATCTGTGCAGGTATGCTGCTAGTTCTGAAAAATAGAATGTGTCGCCAAAACTCCATTTGTCAATGCTAAAGTATTCGTTCATGGCAGCCAACACAGAGCTTTGTATTTCACTGGTACTAGCTGTAGAATTTTGAGCACGGATGACTTTGATCGTGGCTTGTAATGTTTTGGCGGCCTTAGGACCAAACAGTGGCTTAAATGCTACTGAATTTACAATAATATTATCGCTGAGCATTTTGTATTCATCAAGTCCTTGATACTCAGTGCTCAATTCGTCAATGGTTGGTACAGCTGGCTCTGACACTGTACCAGTGGTATCTGTAATCCAATTTTGATAAGCAGTATAATATGCCTGCGTCACAACATACAAGTCAATGATGTTGGTAGTACCTGGGTCAATTCTATTGGTTAATGGACTATTGTGACGATACTGGAAGTACAATGCCTGCCGGCCTGTTCTGGCAATCCATTCACCTTCTGTAGCTTGTGTTATAATTCTTACACCTGAGGTGTTCACTGTTAATGTATAAAACAACCCAGTGTTATAAGCATAAAACACTTGACCTGGAGAGTACTGAAACTTAACTAACTCAATTGAATCATATGTAGGATAATCTGAATTAACTACGCCTGGTTCAACCAATAGATATCTTTGCAAATTGTCAAAGTCTACAGTTTGTTGCAAGAATACCAGTTTGAGATTGGGGTTAACTGTTGGCGCAACAATTTCGTCAAAGAAGTCTGGATTGTCTGGCACACCATCACTGTCTGAATCTCTGTAACTGATCAGCACTTGGAAGTCATCAACATAACCATCTGACTCTACAGGTTGCCCAATGATAGTAGTATAGATGTCGCCGGGCAGCGGAGATGAGCTGTCCGGCTTGGTGTTTACTGCCAGCACATTGACAAAATCTCTGATTGTGGTTCCAGTACGACTGTCGTAAATCTTTTGGTTGCCATAGAAGAAAAATCTTGTTTGTAAAACTGATCCAAAGTAATAAGCAAGTCCTCGGTATGTGATTGTGTATTTGTTATCTACTGCCACAAATTCTACCATCCAGCTTGCATCTAAATTTTGTCCAGATGTATTACCTGCGTAAGTTTGACTCCAAGCAGCATCAGCATTTAAGTTAGTACTAGTAATCAAATACCAAGTGCCAGCAGTACCTGTAATAGTTCCGTCATTGTCATATCCAAGACCAAAATTTCTATACAACAAAATTTGTTGTGTTATTTCTTCTCTTATGGTAGTGCTTAGATCTGTAAGGAATACAGGAATAATGCTGTCTACAACTGCACCGGTAGGCACAAAGTTGTTAAGCGCCACTGGACCTTGACCGTTAGTTAAATTGCCAATGCCACCGTTGCTGCCATCACCTACTACTGTAAGAGGACTGGCCCATATTTCCAAATGGTCTTCGGGTCTAGTTGGCAGGCCAGCTTTTAATCTATTGTTGGCATCAAAATAATATGGCTGGCCATTGATGACCGGAGGTACAAATTTAATTAAACTTTTTTGCACCACGTACTTGAATGCAGTGCTACTATAGGGCCCAACCATAACTGGCGCACCTAATGCGTTTTGAAAATAACCAGTAGTTTCATTTGCTAATGTGGTGCTTTGATTCCATGTACTAAGCGCAGTAGCACCAGTGTTCACAGTTACTCTTGGAAAATTTGCGTAGTAAAATTGTTTAAATGTGGCTCCGGCAATGGCCGGTTGCACTGTGTTGGTAATAAGATCAGCAATTTCATTGCGATTGTTCCAAGCAAACAACGTGGTAGGCAAAATATTATTTTCCCACATGGCACCATCGCTAGAAAATGTATTGGTAGACGAATACTTGCCTGTATTATCTACAAGATCAAGATAGCGACTGGTTCCAATTGATGCACGATTTACAGCTTTGCTTTTAATAATAGAATTGTAGAGAGTAAACGGAAATAAGTTGTAATCTTCGCCATTGACCATGCGATTTTGTGTGTAGTATCTTGCTGGGGCACGTTGTTTAATAGCAGCAATACTTTCTCGACTTTGTGCATTACTCACAGGTTGCGTAATACCACATGTAAATGTCATAGTCTGAATGTTGCCATTGCGATCAATATAACTAATTGGCAATACTACATTCTGCATTTCAGAAGGATTGATAATGTATTGCAGTCCATTGCTTGCACGAACATACGCACGGAAAATGCCTACTGGGATCTCAGAGAATACCCCATCACCAAACACCATAGTAATTTGATCATTGGTTCTACTGGTAGTAGAAAAAATTGGTCTTAGTGTTGCTGTTTGTTCAGCCGCAGATGAATAAAGGTTTGGAGTATAAGCCCACTCTCGACTGATGCTACCCACGTTATCCAACTGAAACAACCAACGGTCTTCATTGTTAACCCCTTCAATGTTGATATTCACTGTTCGATTGGCAATGCGTTCGGCCAAGTTAAAGTCTTGATTTTGCAATGTCCCTTGCTTGAAGAAAAAGAAAAATCCATTGTTAGCCGATTGATAACCCAGTTGATCATTGCGGTACAATACATTGAATGCAGTATTGGGCGTTGGACTGGGTTCGTATATGTAATCTCGTCCAGTTGAAGTTGAGGTTGTGGCTTCAAACGGCATATTAACACCATCCACAGTGGCAGTATACGGAATTACCGGCAAGAACCCAGGCACTAGATTGATACCATACTCGCTGGTATCTACACCCAAAATGGTTTGACGATTTGACGGGCGCCCAATTTTTTGACTGCTGACAATGACGAGTTTATAATGGCGTTCCATTGTTCCAACCAGTCAAAGTTTGTGGGATCAGCCCAGTTCACTGTGACATTGGCCAAGTTAACACCGTTGTAATCCACAACATTTTCTGTTGTGGTCACTGAGAATGCTTTGAGCAGGCCCTGCGCGGCTGTGTTACGTTTGGCAGTATAGCTAACAAGATTAGCCAAACGTGTGACTGAATCTCTACGTTCAGCTGTGTCCAAATAATTTTCACGAGTGTTTAAGTCGGTTCGGAAGGCAAGTGCTTGTCCCATAAACGCAATAACGTCTAGCAGAGCAATGTATTCTGACGATTCAATGTAGTCATTGAATGTTTCTGGATAGTACAAACGCAGATAATCAGTAAAACTCTTGCGTAGAGTTTCAAAGTCATAGCTTTGGAAGTCTGCTTCGCGATAGGTTTGATAGATCTGTTTCCAGTCTTCTACACCAAATATCGCTGTTTGTCTAGTGGTTTTTGCCATTCTGTCTGGGCCTTGTATTCTTTATCTGTTATTTATACGGATAAAAAACGGCGTAGTTATACGTAGCTGGCCGACCGTGTGGTTTGGTTAAAGAACACACTTAGTATTTCGGCGTTTACCCCGCCTACAGTTTGTAGCTCTAACTCAATCAACATGCCATTTTCCTGGGGATACACATTGATATTACTGATGAACAATCTAGGGTCGCCGCCGGCTACTCGTTGAACTTCGTTAATGATGCCTTGCTGAACTGCGTTAACTTGATTTTCAAATAGGTAATCCCAGAGTATTGTACCATATGCAGGGCGACCAGGCAGTTGTCCTTGACGGATGTTAAATGCATTCAAGAGATCTCGCTTGACCAATTCAAAGTCCACCAGCGTGAATTTTTTGTATTGATTCTGTGTGTTAAAGCCAACAAAGGTAGTCATGACTATATTTATTTAAAATTAACCAGCGCCACTGTAGGTGTTGCTTTGTGCTCTAACTGAAATTTTGTTAGCCAGATCCTTGATTAACTCTCTAACTCGATCGCTAAGTTGAACTACTTCACCACTAGAAAAACTGATAATTGCTCTAGTAAATGCATCTTGAGCTATGCTTTCTTTAGAATATCTTTTAAATGTGTCTGGGAATTTTTTATGTTCTGCTTTTCCGGCCTCAAGCAGTTGGTTTACATTAGTTCTGATTTTAGCCCGAATTGCCACAGCCTCACCATTGACCTGATTCCATTGTTCCTGAGTAATAGTTTGATAATCTTGATTGAGTGAGTTAATTCTTTTTTCCAATGCAGTAAATTCTGCTGCGGTTGTTCTGGCAAGGTCATACAATCCCTCCATCGCTGGATACGAATTGCTGCTAGATACCGCAACTTCTGGGACTCTATCGTCACCTGTAACTCGTTTAGCGGCAGCATCTACTGTGGCGCTGTCTACAGTATTTGATGCTGGTTCAGGCTTGGTTTCTTGTAGTACTGGTGCATCGACTTTAGTCTGGGTAAGATTCACAGCAAATGCGCCGTTTGTGGCGGCAGCATCCATTTTGGCTTTGACATCGGCCGGTAATCCTGGTGTGTTCTTGGCCCAATTAACTGTGTCAGGTACACTCTTGGCAGCATTGGTGGCCAGGCCACTTAGCGCCTGTGGGGTCAATTTGTCAGTTGGTATGCCAACTGATTTTAAATCATTGATACCAGATTTCATCAATCCTTGTTGTAGTTTATCTTGAAGTCCACTATTGCTTAACAAGCCGCTGAGACTTTTTACGCCATCTTTGCCGGTCCACACTGTAGGACTCTTTAACACACCGGTAAGATCATTTTCTCCTGCTGCCAAGAAGGCCGCTGCGGTGCCTGGCTTGACCAAACCTGCACGTTCAAGTTGGCTGGCGTCAAATCCAAATTTACCTGCACCTAATGAATTACTGATTGTGCCGGCACCTTGGCCTATTAACTTTGATGCTTGTGCCAATGCACCAGTAACGTCAGACGTACTCATACTACCAAGTCCGCTCAATGCCGGACCTTGCTTGGCAAAATCTGCAACATTAATACCAGCAGTGGGAGTTCCTTTGATTAACCCAGATATTGTGCCAACTGCTGTGCTGGCCAAACTCCCAACTTGTCCTGCTGCTCCTGTGAGTGGACCACTGAGGGCGCCTAGTGTTCCAGAGAATGCCCCCATGGCCCCTGATACCCCGCCTGTGGCATAGGCAGATTCTAACGAAGCATTTCTACCGGTGATTGGATCAAATCCCGAACCTGCTAGTGATTGTTTAAATGAACTACCGGCAGCGCCGGCTCCGGTGGTCAATGAGTTAAATGCGGCCATGCCACCTTGCAATGAACTGCCTACTTGTGTTCCGGCACCTTGCCCAAGTGTTCCTATGCTGGCTGTGAGACTGTTTAAATTTACACCGCCGGGTAAACTGCCACCTAACCCTCCAGGCAAGGCAGCGCCTGCTTGCGCCAGTTGACTTTGTGCAGCAGCGAGGCCGCCGGCTGCTTGTGTAGAGGCACTGAGAGTTTCTCCTACTTTGAACCCAACCAAACTGCCAGTTTTGGCTTGTTGATCAAACACAGCTTTGGCCTGTTCAAAAGTCATATTTGGTGGACCTTTGATTGTAAATACTTCACCGCCTACACTGGGCACATCTGGCTGTGGCCCGTAATAGTTAGTGGCGTTACTGCTAATTGGCGGTGCGTCGAGTGGCCTTGGATAACCTAATTCAGTTAAACTTGGCAGACCGCGGCGTAGTCTTTCGGCATTAACTCTATCCCATACAAGATAATCATCGCCAGTGTAGGTTAAATCTGCATCTTTAGTGTTAGAAGCTAGACCGGATTCAAAATTAGCAGTTGCCGCTGTACTAGGTGCCAATGATCGTCCCTCGGCTATTAGCGAGCTAAGTCCAGTGTCACTAAGAGAAAATTTAAATTCGCTCATTGTGTTTTTACAATCTCTATTCCAGCCGGCACAGGTATGGCACCTGGAGGTGGCGATACTCCACCTTCTTCCAAACTGATTTCAACATCCACACCTTTGTTGTGATAGGAATACGGTTCATGTGTGGGTGCTCGACTCACAATACTTTCTAATCCATCAGGCACAGTTTGCCAGCCATTGCTGGTATCAAACTCTGTGTCGTCCATTATAGTTTTAGTTATGTTATTAGGGGTCGGTACTGTGTCAGCCGCAGGTCCGTTTAAATCAATACCACCAGCTTCAAATACCAATGCGCCGCCGCCTGCCCAACTTCCGTTAGCACTTTGCAGAGCCAGCGACCCATCTGCTTTGATCCCTATATAGCTTTTGCTATACAACACAAGATTGTTTTGTGCTTTGATTGTGAGATTGCTTTCGGCTTGTAACTTGATATCTTCGTCGGCTTTGACACTAAAATTTCTGCCGGCAAACATATTGATGTCACGGTCGGCATGTAAATTGATATCTCCTTGTGTGCGCAAATTAATGCTGTTTGTGGCATATACATCGAGTGTGCCTTCGTGTCCTAACTCAAACCAGGCAAGGCCATTTGCATGTACAATATAGAAAAAATCACCAGTGTCACTCATTGTGATTTGATGACCAGCTGTGGTTCTAAAACGCAACAATCGATTCTCACCGTCAATATTGCCATCATCCATTACCATGCTATGACCACCCACGCGGCCTATCACATTAAGGTCTTGAGGTTTTAATGTTCCGGCATTGATTTGTGCCTGTATTTCTCCAAACTTCATGCCACCACGGTAAACAGCAGGTCCGGGAGTGCTGATACCATACACAGCCGACGGAGACTCTCGTTGACTTGAACTGCCAATAGGGCCGCGTTCAGGATCTTTAATTAGGCCCTGCCGGAACATGGTTTCGGCTACTACGCTTTGCACAGGTTTGGGTTTGTCAAAAAATCTTCCAGATTCTTCTAATGACAGGTTGTTTGTGTTAATTTCCACAACAGGCAATCGAACAGCGCCGTTAAAATATGCTGCTTGGTTTTCGTTTTCAGTTACAAATGCTGTAGTGGCACCAACAGCAGGAACCATGTGTCCTATGCTTTGATCGGGTGCGGTACCAATGTAATAGCCTTGACTGCGGTCACCGTTGACAAACACACAAAGTACTGTAATACCTACATCCGGTGGAGTAAACCACATGCCGTAGCTGTTGGAGTTGCCGTCAATATATGATCCTAGACCTTCTGCCGCAGGATTGTAAGGAGTTGACCCAAAAAATTGTGGCATATAACTAACTGTGGTCCACTTGGTGGGATCATCTTCAGTGCCATCGCCAAATGCTGTGATGTATACTTGTATGCGTCCGGATCTTATTGAATCATTAGTGTTTTTTACAATGCCATAGAAGGGTCCAAAT